GGTACACTGTAACGTGGCCTACGTCTGTTGATTGGCCTAGTGCTACAGCGCCTACCCTGACAGCTACAGCGTCTGCTGTGGATCAATTCGTGTTCTACACATACGACGGTGGAACAACTTGGTACGGGTTTACAGCGGGGCAAGCACTAGGATGAGTGTAGGTAGGTTTTTACAACAGGCGGCGGCTGGTGCTGAATTAGTTGAGCCATTATATGTTTCTTATACAGATAGAAATTCTGGGACTTATCTTTACAGTATAAACGAAAGTACAGATGCGATTACTGCAATCTCTACTCCAAACACATCATTTCGAGGAATAGCGTTTTCAACTGATTCAAAATATGTGTTTTGCGTTAATAGCACTTATACAGCCGTAGAAATAAGAAATTTTGATGCGTTGACTGGAACCATTGGATCGTTGATTGCAACAACATCGGCGGTTACGGCAGCAAGCGGATGCCAGATAAAAACCAACCGTGCGGCGCTTAATGATGTGGGAAAACATCAATTTGTTTTTTATACGGACAACGCTTATATCTATGAGTTTGACGGATCAAGCGTAACACTTAAAAGCACTTGGTCGCCCGGAGGCAATTTTAGAAGTATAAATTTCAGTAGAGATGGCGCATATATTTGCAGGGGTGCGTATAACGTTGGGGTAGTGTATGGACCTTACTCAACATCAACGGGAACGGTTGGGACGACAATTACATGGAACGGTGATGCGTCTCAGCATACTTGTTTTAGTCAGGGCTCGGGTTGGTTGATAAATACTGTCAATATACGAACAAGGATTTTTGCTTACGGCGCAACAAGCGGTTTTGTAAGCAGCGCCACGGGTGGCTCTACAGGTTGCGATTGTAATGTTGATGGGCTACTGGCAGTTCACCAAGGTGTTAGCTTATTCAATGAGTCAACCGGAGGAACCAGCGCCGGAGCAACGCTTCCAAATTGCCCTGCGGCTCTTAGAGTGGAACACGCAGTATCAGACTCAAACAATGTAAATTCCAATATTAGATATGTTTTGGCTGGTTCATACGATGGCGGCGACAGAATTTACAAGGTTGATATTACAACGTCGCCAACCGTTACGGTGACTGATCTAGGGACTTTGACAGGTCAGGTTTTTCAAGCGAATGATTTGAATTTTAGTAGGTGAAAAAATGAGCGTATATCGCATTAGGTCAACGGGTGACGTTAAAACTCAAGGCGAAATCCGAAAGATGCATCCAAATGTCTCATTGCCGAAGATATGGGGCGAAAATGTGCATGAGGCGCTAGGAATTGATCCCGTATTGCCGTCTCTTCAGCCCGATGCTAGCGGGCCGTATAAAACCATCGCCCGCGATGGCGTCGAGCAGGACGCGAATGGGAATTGGGTCTACGCCTGGACCGAGCGCGAAATGTTTACCGAATACACCGACGACGATGGCGTCACTCATTCGGTGGCGGATCAGCAGGCGGCGTATGACGCGGAAAATACTGCAAAGCTGTCTGCTGATGAACGGGCAAAGCGCGACGATCTGCTCAAGGAAACCGATCACTATGGTCTCTCCGATGTCACCATGTCGGACGAAATGACGGCATACCGCCAGGCACTTCGCGATGTTCCGCAGCAGGAAGGATTCCCCAGCACGATCACCTGGCCCACTAAACCCGAGTGATATGAATGGATCCGCTTTCCCTGGTCGCAATAGCCTCGAGCGCATTCAAGGGGCTCGAGGTTCTTGTCAGCAGGGGCGCGGAAATTGAACACGTCGCAAAAAAGCTCGGGCACTGGTACGGCCTGGTCGCGGACATAAAGGAAGCCGAGAAGGAAGCCGAAAACCCGCCGATCTTCAAAAAGCTATTCGATGGCGAATCAGTAGAGCAGCAGGCGCTCAACGCCATCATCGCCAAAAAGAAAACCGAGGAAATGGAGAAACAGGTCCGGGAGCTGATCATCTGGGCATACGGCGATGAAACCTACAAAGAAATGATGGCGATGCGGCGGGAGATACGCGCCAGGCGCGAGGCGACGATCTACAAGCAGCGGCGCAAACAGCGCTTGATGATCGACATCGCTGCAATCATTATTGGGCTTATGGTATCCGGGGGCGTCATTTGGACGGTCTTTTCACTAGTAAAAGGAGCAAGGTAAATGAAAGCAATCGCAGCAATCCTGGCGGTATTTGTATCCGGCGCGTCAGCGCAGACGGTCATTTATTACGAGGATGGCACGACCTACACCGTGCAGCCGAATGAAAATGTGTATGTCGAGACGGCGAAAAAAATGTACCGCAAAAAGAGCTATAAGAACGGGAACGAATATTTCACGCACACCACACCGAGCGAGAAAGTCGATTATGAGCCGGAAGCTCACGAGGGTATGGAGCCGGGTTCTGATGAATGGTGCGAGGCATACGCGCCCCACCTATACGCCAACGGTTTCACATTCGACGATCAGCTATATCTGAGAGCTTGCGTTGACTGATCGAATCGGCACTTTGTTCGTCGCTGCGGCGTGGATCATGGTGGTCCCGATCTTCTTCCTGGTCGGGATCGCCATTGGCTTTTCCGCGCTACTGTGATTTGACGTTCGAGCTGGTACAATTAGCGAAATTTTGGGGGGCTTGGGAACATGGTCGACGAATCGACGAAACAGGTGGTTGATGTACTTAGCGTCGGCACAATGCTCGGGTCTCTGGGCTCCATCTTGCCCCCCGTGGCGGCTTTATTCACGATCATCTGGACCGGCATCAGGATATACGAAACCGATACGGTCCAGGCGCTAGTGAAGAAAAAGGACGATCCACCAGAGGAAAGCTGATGTCCTGGCTGGGTAAGTTATTCGGGGGCGATGGCGCTGCCAGCTCAATCATTGATCAGACATTCGGGCTGATCGATAAATCTTTCTATACCAAGCAGGAGCAGGGTGAGGCGCTGATGAGGGCCGAATCCGACGCTCGCCAGATGACAATCAAATGGCTGGAATCGACCAGCGGCTCCAGGCTCGCACGGCGCGTGATCGCTTTCTCGATCACTGGCACCTGGCTCTTTATGTTTATGGCTGCGACGGCAAGCTCCCTGGTTTCGATATGGGTCGGCGATATCGCAGCGGACAAGCTGGCGCAAAGCACTGAGATTCTGGACGGTCGGATCGAGACAATGACTCCGGCGGTCATGCTGATCCTGGGCTTTTATTTCGCGGCGCCCTACATGGGCGACCTGGCGAAAGGCGCGCTCCAAAAATTCGGGAACGCTCAGAAATGACGGCAGGCGTCGACTTCAAAGTATTAACGAAATGGCTCGAGCTTGATGAAGGCTGCAAGCTCAAGCCCTACTATTGCACCAGCGGGAAGCTCACAATCGGCGTCGGTCGAAACCTGGAAGATACCGGGATCACCAAAGCCGAGGCGCAATTCATGCTCGAGGGCGACATTGTGCGCCTCATGCGCGAGCTGGATGAGCTGTTTCCCGAGTGGCGCGATCTCAGCGAGACCAGGCAAATGGTCGTGCTGAATATGGCTTTCAATCTGGGGACGTTCGGCTTTCTCAACTTCAAGCGAACCATCGGGTACATACGCGATGAAAGATTCGCCGAGGCAGCGGACGAAATGTTGCGGTCTGAATGGGCCGAGCAAGTGGGGGCAAGGGCGAAAAGACTCTCGGACGCTATGAGGGAGGATAAACCGCCCGTTTAAAATCTGATCGGGTCAGCGAAACAGGCCCGGAAATCCAGGGCCGCGTATTATTTCACCGGGAAGCCGTGCAAATTCGGCCACCTGGCGCCTCGCTACACTTCAAACAAATGCTGCTCGACTTGCGACGCGCTCAAGCGCACCGGCATGAGCCCAGCGGATCGCGAGGAGCTGCGCGCGTATTGGCGGGATTATGACCGCAGGCGCGGCTCCCGGAACGATTACTGGCGAGAGCATTACCACAAAAATTCGTTCTATCTTTACGCTGCCCGATATGTACGCCCGAAATACAAGGCGACGCACCGACGCTCAAAAGAAAGGCGACGGCTTTACATTGAGCAGGCGAATATCCTGCGCGACAATAATCTGGTCCAGGCGGATATCGAGGCCATTTACTGCCAGGCGCGCGCGGTCACTGCTGAGACCGGAATCACGCACTCAGTCGATCACATTGTTCCGCTGCGCGGCGAGATGGTTTGCGGCCTTCACGTCCCCTGGAATATGCAAATTCTGACGGCTCGGGAAAACTCGATAAAAGGCAATCGCTGGGATGATTAAGTTAAAAACGGAGCAGGGTGATCTATATATCCGGGCTGGGGAAGTTCTGATGCTGCTGCCCGAGCGCGGTCGTCCTGGCTGCTCAATGATTTACACGCAGCTCTTTCCCGATGGCTTATCGATTGATATGTCCACCGAGGAAATACTCGAGGAGCTTAATGGCGCGGAAGAGTGGGAATTCGAGCTGATCGAGGATGATGAAGAGGAATAAAAAAGCCCGGTGGTTGCGGCACCGGGCATAGGACTTTTAGGAGTCTGACCGCCAAAGGGTAAACGGTCAGTTTAGAGATTACTCTTAATTTTCAAGGTTTTCAAACGGATCGTGCGCGCCTCTTTCGCAGCGACTACGCGCTCCGGCTGCGCTTTGTAATGCCGCACCGGCCATTCGACTCCATATTTCCCGGCCTGCCCGAGCGTGGCGTCGCCCATCGCGGTCATCACTTTCAGCTCCAGCTCGGCAATTTCATCCTCGAGCTGGCGGCGGTGATCGCGCAGCAGCTCCAGATGATAGACATCATTCTCGAGGCCGTTCAGCTCGACTGGGGTTTCGCTCTTTTCTGCTGGCGGGATCGCGGCGTCGTCGATGTTGACCGGCGCAAACCAATCTTCGGCAGCAACCCGGCGCCGGAAGTCGGCACAAATCTCGGTGATCTCGGCCTGGATGTCCGGGTCGGCAGGGATGACCGTGATCCGGCGCTCAATGCCCCGATGCAGCGTGACAATGATCCCGGCGCTCGCACCGGTCGCCATCATCTGCGCCTGGAGCTGGATCGGGCCGCGATATAGCGGAATATCATCGCTCGGCGGTGCGGTCGTGACCTTGCACTCGATAGGGATGCGCCCCTGGAGCGTGATTTCATCGCTGCCGTGAATCTTGACGATACCATTGTCCTGGACGCGGACGGGTTCATCGATCTCCACAATGCCGTCGCAGCTCACCTGAAAATCGTCGAGCTTTATGACCGGCGGCGAAAGCTCCGCCTGCGGAATGTGCAAATGCGCGCAGCAATCGCGAATCAATACCGGCTCGAGGAGATTGCCGACGAAGCCAGGCTCCCCGATATCGTATTCCGGCAGCGGACCCGCCTGCGCCTGGATAGATTTCCGCAGTTCGTCGTTCGGCGTGGACCAGGGATGCGGAATCCCATGTCGCCAGCAATAAAGAACCGGGATGCGCGATCCCGACATTTTGGTGTCGTCTGATAATTTGCCGACCATGTGGCCCCCTGTTTAAAAATTTGACACTCGCCCATAATAGGCATTACGCTCGGCCTGTCAATTACTAAGGGGGACGACATGACCCTGGAAGAGATCATCGCAACATTCGGCGGAGTATCGCAGACCGCTCGAGCCCTGGGCGTTACCAGGCAAACCATTTATCACTGGCGGCGGAAGGGCGACATTCCCGAGGCGCGGCGCATCCAGGCGGAGGTGATCATTGGCCGATCAGACTAATCGCTTCGGGCACCTGGTCGACAACTTTTTCCTGTTGTTCGTCGGCCTGCGCTTGGCGGAGATCATCACCTGGTCGTGGTGGTGGGTAACTGCGCCGCTATGGGGTTCGTTATTGATCGGCTTTCTGGTCGCATTCGGGCAGAGCTGGCACAAGCAAACGAAGCGCAATCGATGGATAAAGATGAAACAGCAAAAGGCGGAGCGTGATGCGAGTGTCGCTGACGAGTGACGAAATTTTCCTGGCAGCGACGGCGGGCGTGATCCGCCGGATGCGCGGCATCAGCGGAAAGCTCGATAAAAACCAGCATGGGCTGCCGGACAACGCGCCTCGATGGGAAAACGATATCGAGGGCGCCCTGGCTGAGTCAGCGCTCGCGAAAGCCCTGGGACAGTATTGGCGGGGAGCGGGTCCGCTCGATGAGCGGCACCATCCAGACGTGGCGGATTTTGATGTTCGCGCGACTAAATACGAAAACGGACATTTGATCATCCACCCGGACGACGCAAACAAGCGACGGTTTTACCTGGTGACGGGATCAGACGGCGAATATCGAATCGCCGGGTGGTGTTATGGCGAGGAAGGCAAGCGAGAGCGCTGGTGGCGCGATCCGACCGGGAAGGGTCGCCCGGCATTCTTTGTACCGCAATCGGAGCTGAGAGCATTTAATGGGAAGTAGAAGCCGCAACAAAGGCGCCGCTGGCGAGCGAGAGCTGATCCTCGAGATCGAGCAGTGGACCGGCATCCGCCTCGAGCGGAATCTCTCGCAGGCATTCGGCGGCGGTCACGATCTGATCGGGCTCGATCATTGGGCGATTGAATGCAAGCGATACCGCGAGATCACAAACGCGGACAAAAAAGAATTTTGGGAACAAGCGGTAAAGCAAGCGCTGAAGGTGCGGAAGGTTCCGGCGGTTTGCTTCCGGGCTGACCGGCAGCCCTGGCGGGTGCTGGTTCCCTACCCGACCGACCTATATCGGCTCGAGGATTTTAGACGCTCGGCGGAAGTATCGCTCGAGCTTTTTTGTGGACTGATAACGGAGAAGATATTGTGAAAGAAAGCGATCAATTTAAAAAAATAGCCGAAGGTTTGGCGAAGCGAGTCGAGTCTGCGGCCATCACGCCAGGCTACATTTCGATGTCTGATCGAGACATTGACAGGCTCAAGGAGAAATTAGCTAAACGGCTACGGGATACGATGATGTTTTGCATTGAGCAATATGGCGGCAAGAATCCGGCGACCATAAAAAGTTTGGCGGAATCATCAGAAGAGCAGGAATTCGGCCTCATGCTGGAAATCGAGACCTATTTTGCGGATCGGTTTGAGGTGATGCAAAAAGCCGGAGATCAGAAAACGGAGGCGGTTCGCGTCAAAAATGAAAAGGGGGGTACGATCCAATGAAACTTTCCGAGATAACAAAGGGGGGCGCCATTCAACCGCCCAGGGTTTTGATTTATGGACCCGCAGGCGTCGGGAAAACGACGTTCGCAGCCAGCGCGAAAAACCCGATCTTTCTGCCCATCGAGGATGGGCTCGGGCGGATAGAAGTCGACGCATTCCCCAGGCCGAAAAACTACGCCGAGGTGCGCGCAGCGCTCGATGAGCTGATCAACGAAAATCACGACTATCGGACCCTGGTGATCGATTCTCTGGATTGGCTCGAGCCGCTGATCTGGGCGCACACTTGCGAGCAGAACAAATGGCAGAGCATCGAGCAGCCGGGCTATGGTCGCGGATACGTCGAGGCGCTGCGCTACTGGCGGGAATTCCTGGATCGCGCCAACTATCTGCGCGACGCGAAGAAAATGGCCTGCGTGATGATCGGGCATTCAGCGATCAAGCGATTCGAGGCGCCCGACGCCGAGGCATTCGACCGCTATGTGATCAAACTCCAGGCGAAAGCCTGCGACCTGGTATCCGAGCATTCGGACGCGATCTTATTCGCAAACCAGCGCTATTCGACGATCAAAACTGAGGATCGGGGTCGCACAAGGACGCGCGGCACCGGCCAAGGGGATCGCGTCATGTACACCGAAGAGCGCCCGGCCTGGGTCGCGAAAAACCGCTACGGGCTGCCGCCAGAGATGGCGCTCGATTGGGCCGAATTCGCGGGTGCGCTCAAGAAATGAGCGAACAGGTATATCGCCCCTGGGCGGACAATCCACCTACCGAGGCAGAGCTGGGGGAGACCCTGGTCCTGCTATGGGATCATCATCCGCCGGTTTTTTGTATCGCGCGGATCGTCAAGACACGCGGCGAATTCACAATCGCTGCGTCGGTCGCTGACTTCAAGCGGCTGTTTCACCTGGGGCTCGATCCGATGAGCCCTGATTTTTGGACTTACTACCCGAAAGGGGGGAGCGTAAAAAATGGCATTTAATGCAAGCGATTGGGCAGGAGAAGGCAGCGGGATCGAGCTTAAAGAGGGCTGGACCCCGGCGGTCATCGATGAGGTCGTCCAGAAAACCAGCGGAGCCGGGAATCAGTACGTCTCGGTTCGGTTCAGCTTGACCGAATACAACGGCAAAAAGCTCTGGGAAAATCTCAATGTCTGCCATCCGAAGGAAAACGTGCGCGAGATTGCTTACCGCATCCTGGCGAACATGATGAACGCCGTCGGGATCAATTCGATCCAGGACGAGAAAAACCCCGGCGAGCTGCAAATGCACGAGCTGCGGATTCTCGTTGGCCGCGACAGGGACGGTGATTGGGCCGTCAAGGCGTTTGAACCCAAGCAAGGGTCAGGGGTAGCCCCCGAGTTTAGAACGCCACCAGCGGCCTCTCCGGCGCCTACAGCGGTATCTGACGAGGATATCCCCTTCTGATGAATGGCGACCCGTCTCGGGTCGCTGATGCTCTGGGGTTAAGGCGGGTCGGTTCCGAATATAAGGGGCCGTGCCCGATCTGCGGCGGAACGGACCGATTCCACGTTAAAGCGGGTCGATCCGCCGACTTTCTGGTTCACTGTCGTCACGGCTGCTCATACAGCGATCTCGCGAGAGAGCTGGAGAGCCGGGGGATAGTCGACCGCGACGATTACGTCGCCCCAACGCATCGGCGAGCCGATCTCGAGCTGGCTGACCACATAATCCTGGTCATGCAAGGCGCCGCGCTACGCGGCGAGACAATAAGCCAGAGTGACCGCCAGGCGGTCGCGCTGTTAATAACAAAAGTGGATGAGGGGAGAGGCGCGCGGCTGCGCGCGTTACGGGACAAGTTAGGGGGAAATAGTGGACTATCAAAAGGATGAATTTTTCTGGGATCGAATGGCCGCGAGCAAGCTCGGGCAATTCAATCCGAACGAACCGTGGGACATGAAGATAAAGCAGCCGGAATGGCTGCTCGATAAACTGATCCCAGCAAGATCGATTGGCATGGTCTACGGGCCGAGCAATAGCGGGAAGTCGCATATCATCTGCGATCTGATCTCGGTGCTGCTGCACGGTAAGACCGAGTGGCTGGGCCGAGAGATCAAGCCCGGTCATGTGCTGATGTTCAGCGAGAGCCTGGGACATATCCAGGCGCGAATGAAGGCGTATATCAGCGCGGTCCCTGGCGAGCTGGAGTTTAAATTCTACTCGCTGCCGAATCTGTCGCTCGATATCCGCGATATTGATCTGCTCCAGGCGTGGATTGCATCGATGGAGCATCCGCCGACGACGCTCATATTCGACACGCTGGCGACGGCTTTCTCATTCGATGAGAATGACAACCGGGAGGCGTCGAAGCTGATCGCTGCGCTCGAGAGCAAGATACTCCCGCTGCTGCCGCCGATCTGCACCATCATCATCGTGCATCACACCAGCAAGGTGTCGGAAGGAAAATCCGCCAGGGGCGCGTCCGCGCTGATCGGTAACATCGATTACTCGATCAATGTCATGTATGACAAAAAGCAAAACCTGACGATTGCGAGCTGGGAAAAGGATCGCTGGCGCCTGGTTGAAGAGCCGCCGGTCTGGGCTGGCACCATGCACCGCGTCCCGGTCGAGTTCGAGAATGGCAGCGCTGATATTTCTATCCTGGATTGGAGGCCGCACGATACCGAGGCAGCCGAGCTGGCCGAGCGCCTGGCGGAAGAGATAAAGAACCAGAACATTCGCGAGGAAGTCGCTGACCTGATTGATAAAAATATCGGGGGATATGTTCACACTCACCGGACGCTGCGCGCGCCGTCGGAGCTGAACCCCATCGGATTCGATGCGAAGTTCAACAACAAGCGACAGGAAATCTACGATTTCATTCGCGAGAAGTATGACACCGCTGACGTGATCAGCTCGCGCGGCAACATCACCGGGTTCACCGTAATTGGCAAAAAACAATGATGATGACGACAACCCCCCCCTATATAAAAAGAGTCGTCGTCATCATCATTTTTCAAGGCACACTAAGCAGGGGCTTTATTGATCCCCTGCGCCCTTGGGGGGCGCTAGGGGAGTCAACAAATCCTAGTCCTGCAAGTAGTGCCTAGAACCCCGGCGCGATGGCACTCGACGTTAATACAATCGCCGTCATCAAAGCGCTCGACGAAGCGGTCGGGCGGTCGGTGAGCTATACCGAAATCCGGTTCATGTACTTGCATTACGGCGGAGAGCGGCGGCGCCTGGCTGAAAGATTGGAGGCCGTCGTCGCGCGGTATCCGAGCTGCGTCGCCTGGGATATGCGGGTCGGCAGCGACCGCAGACTCGAGACCTGGGTGCGCGTCGATAAGGCCATCGGGCCGGTCTGAAACTACTGTATGAATTAACAGTGTAAAAAAACTTTACATGGGGAGGGGAGGGGAGTAGATTTAACCACATGGCCGGGGTGGTCCTGGCCGCAAAGGGAGAAAACGAAATGATTACTATCTACCACGCAAGCAAAGAAATTTTTAGCGATTCATCATGGTTCGGTTATGAGGGCATCGGTTTGAGCATGGAGGAGATCATCGTCAAGTTTCAGAGCGGTGAATACTTCAAGGCTGGAGAGCTGAACACCAACGACCTGGACGCGGCGTATGGTGCGAGTCAAAACCTGGTTAGCGGCTGGGGCGATGGCAAGCAGCGGTCGACATCCGTCGGCGACATCATCGAAAACGATGAGGGTTTTCATATCGTAGACCGAGCCGGTTTTCTTCAAATCATCAACAAGGGCGCCGCGTAAGCGGCCCCGACCAAAGGGAGAGAATAAAATGATGAATATCGGAGAGCATTGGGTCGCCCTGGCGGTTGTCGCCCTGGTCGCTGCGTTTGGTTTCGCTGGCGACGGTGACCTGGCGGAAGCTGAGCGGCAGCAGGCGGAATACTGCGCGAACGTCGAGGCCGATGCCTGGCCCGACTATCGCGGGATATATGCGGAGGTTTGTGAGTGAGATTGTGCAGAGAATGTGGCCGCGTTGACGGCCACCATCCACACTGTCCAGAATATGATGATCGGGATTTTGTCGATGACGAGCCCGATTGTTTTGATGAGTATCGCGAACAACGAGAGAGGGATCAGGATGTATGTCAGCGGAGAGATTGAAAAGGTTTTGGCATTTATGGATAGCGAGGATTGCGATATTGCAATCAGAGCAGCGCATACGATGGCGGAAAGATTCCGCGAGGATATGGCGATCACTCAAGACCTGGCGGTCGTTAAACTCTCAGAATGCAGAGAGCCGCCGCTGGAGATTGTCACGTTCAAAGGGAGACTGAACAATGACTGATCTGGTCAACTCGCCCGAGCATTACAGGACCGGCGACATCGAGTGCATTGCAGCCATCGAGGCAGCGATGACTCCCGAGGAGTTCGCCGGGTATCTACGCGGTAACATCATCAAATATATCTGGCGTTACGATAAGAAACATCGCGACGACCTGGCGCTCGCGCAGCGCGATCTTGAGAAAGCGCAATGGTATCTCCACCGGCTGCTGCACTTCCGAATTAAAAAATGGGGGGTGGGGGGTGCCGACCCCGGCTGATATCATTAGTATCCCCCCCCTACCTGGACGCGCGCCATGATCAAAGCCAGCTCTGACCTGACGAAGCTGCAAAAGAAGCTGCCGAAGATTCGCAAGAAGCTGATGTATGCCGAGAGCGAAGCGCTTAACCAGACGGCGAACATCGCAGCGAAAGCGCAGCGCGCTCAGGCTGCAAAAGTATTTGATCGGGCTACCCCCTTCCTGCTCAACGGAATTTTTAATCCGCGCGGCAAGCTGGGGTTCATCGGGGTATTCTCCCGGTTCAATACCCTGCGAGCCGAGCTGATACCTGGCGCGCCTCGAGGCCAGTTTCGCGCTGGCGGTGAAAGGATCAACAAGGTCATCGCCCTGCAAGCGCTCGGCGGAACCAGGACGCCACCGAAGCGCGCACTGCCAGTCCCCACACTCAAGGCGAGAAAAAATAAATATGGGAATCTATCCCAGACGTACATCAGGACATTGTTGTCCAAGCCAAACCATGTGCAGCTCGGCGCTCGGGATGGGGTAGCGCCGGGGATATACCGGCGGGAGCGTAATGGTCGACTCTCCCTGATAGTGGCATGGGAACCCCGCACTCGATACAAGGCGATTTTCCCGTATTACCAGATCGCAGAAGGCGTTTTCCGCAATAACTTCGACAAGCAATTCGATAAGGCATTCGAGTCGGAAATGTCCCGAATCACATGATCACGCGGCTCTGGAGCGCCCTGGAGCGGCCCAGGGGGGCGGGTGGCAAAAGGTACTATCACACAAAATGCACGCGGGTGATTCGCGAG